TTTCAATTTTATCTCCAACTGGTCCTAACATATAGATATCAATATCTTTCTTATAGAAATCTGCATATCCATCTCTACCTGTAATAGATTCGTGTGATGTTCTCACCCATTCCATTACTTGTTGTGCTCCACTTGGAACGATTGGGTCAAATAAAGTGATTTCAATATCTTGCCATTCACCTTTACCTTTGAGTTTTCTTTTTACGTTGATGTGGTCTAATGTTACAACTTCGAAGGAAATAGAAGGTCTATTTGCCGTTTTAATCAAATATGAAGCGATACCATCAATTTCCATGATGTATCTGTTCTTCATCTTCGGTTCGAAGTTCGTGTAGAACATATCGTTAAATTCTAATACTTCTGCCATTTTTTTTTCTCCTATTATATACTACTATAAATATAGTTCTTTTTAATTTTTAATTTATGCTGTAAAACTAGCCCCAGTCGGTAGAATGTTGAAATCAATTACAATGAATTCAGCTGTCTTAGTAGGTTGTAAGTAAATTGCCCCTGCCAAGATGTTTCTATCGATTACATCTGGTGTATTGTTAGATTCATCCATTACCACTCTAAAAGCGTAAAGTCCTTGTCTTTGTTGTATTCCTTCTAAATAAGGATTAACAGTATTTAAGAACTTACCTCTCGTTTGAGATGTGTTTTGTTCGAATACAAGGTATCTTGATGTAGATGCGATGTATTTCTTCACTTTGATTAATAATCTTCTTACGTTGATTCTATCAAGTGCTGATGAACGGTCTTGTAGAGTTTTCTGTCCGAAAGCAACGATACCCTCACCTGGGAATTGTGCGATTGGATTAATCTTTCCTTCATATAGTGTATCTCTCTCAGCATGTGTTAATCTGTTTAGTACAGAAACTGCTCCGGTAATACCACCTCTGTTTAAACCTGCTGGTGCAAACCACTCGGCTGCAACTGCATCGTTTTCAGCGTAGATACCTGGCATCAATACTGATGGAGGAACTGAAGTTAATTTATTAGTTCTACTATCAATTGTTTTAACCCATGGGTAATAAGTACCAACGTAGTTAGAATCAACTGATTCACCTTGTAGGATTGCTTGAGCGATAGTATCATCTTTATCAGTTGTATCACCGATGAAGAATGCATCTTCTCTAGCTTCTACCATATCAGTTACTTTATCAAATACATAAGAGTGTAATCTTCTTACAACACCTGGTGCAGATACCAAATTGATATCGAAATCATCTGGATTAGATACTGCGTTGATTGCTTTTACATATGCAACCGAACCACTTGCTGTTGAAGTTGATAAGTTAAATCCTTGTGCGTTTCCTGCTCCCCATTGAGAATCATCAGCTTTAGCTGATTTGATTGTTGGAGATATACCATTGAATCCACCTTGGAATCCTACTGTAAATTGTCTTTTATTAATGATTGCAGCGGTATCAGATGTTGATATAGTATAACCGAAGTTAAAAGTACCAAACCCATCATCTCCATGAACTTTAGTACCACCTGCAATGTTAATATCTGCATCAAACGCAAATACTGTATTTCCACCAACAGTTGCCGAAGCTGGAATTGGTGAAAGGTAAGATGCGTTATCAATTTTTACAAGTGCTGATTCTAAATCAATACCAGAGTAGACTACTGATTTAGATGAATTGTTATCAGCAGAACCTGTTGAAAAAATTACTGCAGGTACTTCTGATTCTGAACCGCCAACATAAATTGGGTTGGTATATGCACCATGTCCAAATGGTACTGCAGTTACTGGTGCTGCACCTTCTGCTACACATTCAACTCTTATAAATTTAGAGTAGTTTACATAATCACCATCAAGGTTCATTTTTCCAACTGCATCAATAGTAACGTTTTGGTCACCTATTATTTTCTTAATGTAATTTGGTGAAGCAGGGTCCATGTTTAAGTTAGTAAAAGTTTCAAGTACTACTTTTCTTTTATCTGTATCAGAGTAACCTCTAATTGCAATTGAGAATGTTCCATAATCAGTTGCGTTAGAACTTCCTGCTGCTTTTACATTAAAGATAGAAACTTTAAATTCTTTGTTTGCGTAAGTACCATCACCTAAAGTATGTAATTTGAAAAGGTTATGTCTTTCACCAGAAATCAACTGTGATTGTATCCAAGGAGTGGAAGCGTGTTGAACATCTTGTGTGAAATCTTGGTCAGCCAATGCAACTAATGATACTTGAGAACCACTAGTTATAATGTGGTTTGCAAAATCAGTTGCTGCGTTTTCAAAATATTTAAATGAATATACTTTTTTACCACCAAATGCACTTTCTCCAAATACATCTGATAAATCGTTTCCTGCGGTTGGTAAAACTGATGCCGAAATCTCAGTTCCAAATAAAGAACCTGAAATTGAGAACGCTGATGCCGAAGGTTGTGAATCTATTACTGTTGAAGCAAATAATTCAGTTGTGATGTCTCCATCTGCATCTGCAAGGTTATCAGTACCATGTAGTACACCGATGATTTTATCATCTTTAGTACCCACACCACTTAATTTAATTCCAAGAGGTGCTGCGTGAGTATAACCACCTATATGTCCTACACGAACAATAGTAGCTACTCCAGCTTCTCTTAAATAGTTTTGTACGGTATATCCTGAATAGTAGTCTCCATTAGGTGTACCGAATATTTCTTCGAATTCTGATTGTGTACTTACAACGGTTGGTACGAAAGCAGGTCCTTTATGGAAAGGTCCAATTATTGCTGCTCCGATTTCTCCAATCCCTTGTGATAGGAAAGAAAGGTCATTTTCTCTCGTAAATACACCAGGTGATACAATCTTTTCTGCCATTTTATATTACTCCTTGTTAATTTTTTTGTATAATATACTCTTATATAAGTATAACTAACCGATTCAAAAGATTATTTTTCCTCTACTGAATCTGCTGTTTCTTCTTTTGGAGCTGGAATAAACTCGCCTGTTTTTGGGTCGAAGTTACCATCTCCATATTTTTCATTCAATCCTTTAAATAATTCAGATTCTTTTTTTACACTTTCTTGGTGTAATTCAATTAGTGAAGCCTCTTGTTGTTCCAACTGTTGGAGTGTTCTTGCCTTTTGAATAGAAAGTTGTCCTAGTTGAGTGAAAATAGACCCTACTTCTTGTCTTAGTTCATTAATTGATTGAATTTCTTCTTCTGTAAACTTAATTGCGTCTGCCATTTTTGTAAAATTTATTAGTTATTATTATCAATATATATAAATATATAGTTTTTTACAAAACGTAATTTTTATTCATTAATTTTCAAATGTGTGAGAGAATGTTACGGTAGGTGTGTACGCACCATATACTCCCATTTCTTTTGCTCTAATTCGTGCATACCATGTACCAGTTGAAAGACCAGATACATTTAAAGATGTTTCACTCAATACTATTGAGTGTGTTGAATCTGGAGATGAGAAATCAGAATTGTCATCTACCTGCAGTTGATATTCAGTTACACCAGTATCACCAGTTGCTGTTGGTGCAGTCCAAGCTAAGTTTGAGTTTTGTGCACCAGCTGGGTTATTATATGCAAAGGCGGTTGGTAAACCAGGTCCACCAAAGTCACTAAATGTATCACCACCTTTGTTGTGAGTAATATATCCATTAGCTAAATAAGTATCAGGACCATCAACATCAATAGAAACAATCTCTACTGTTTTTTCTATTGCTTCAACAGATGTTATTTCAACTTCAGTACCATCTCCTTTTACAAGTTTATCACCAACAACTAATTGGTGTATTTCTTTAAATTTAAATAAACCACTTTCAGAATCTTTAACACACATTGGGTGTTCTGCAGTAGCAGTTATTTCTCCCTCATTAACATCATAATATCTTGATGCGAAAGAATATGTAAGGTTTACAACATTTACATCAACTGATTCATTACCTAGTGTTTCTGAATCCCATCTTAAAAAGTTCCCATCATCAACAGAATCTAATCCATTTAAATTTACACCTTTTAAGATATCTCCTTCTTCTAAATCTCCTGCTTCAATAATTTCACCATCTGCTAATTCAATAGGAGAATCTGCGGTTAAACATAATGCTGATGAGTTTCCATCATATGAATCAACTGCATATACTGTTTTATCTTTAGTAACACCAGTTGATACATCAGTAACATGGTCATTATAATCTTCACTATATACTACTCTTAAAGTATTTGCTGATATGGTATTAATAGCGGTTTGAGATGCATTATCACCTCTTTCTGAAAATGTTATTGTTGCTGTCTTATGTTCTGAACCTCCAATAGTGATTGTAGTACCAGAGTTAACTGACCAAGTAAAGTTTCCTGCAGTAGTTGCTATGGTATTACCATGATTAGTACCAGCTCCACCAAATCCTAAAGTGTAATCTTCAGAAGTTTCTTCAACTCCATAAGTATATCCACTAATTGAACCAACCGAATCGATTGCGAACGATGAAAAACTAATATTATCTCCTGCTGATGGAGTACCATTATATATTGTACCTATTGATGCTTCAGCAGCATTAGTACCACCTGTAGCGGTATTTAGGTTGTTTAATGATAATGTATCTCCTGAACTTAATGTTGGCATATCTTTCTCCTAATTATATATTATAAATATTAAGTAAATCATTTACCCATTTATCTTTATTAGTATAATTATCTATCATGTATTGTTTTAAATGTAAAAACCATTTATTTTTTTCTTCGTGAGGGGTTTCTACTAACTTATTATAAATATCATCAAAATCTTTTTTAAACGTTGCTCTATATGGATAATCTAAATCTTTACACCAAGATGTATGTAAAATTGGTAATTTTCCTCTATCTACTGCCTCAAATATTGAATATCCAAATGGTTCATATGTGAAACAAGAATGGGATATACCCCAATTCATTCCATAAAATTTATCCCCAAACTCTGGTTTGTAATGATAAATCCTCATTTTGGTAGTATCCATCTTATATCCTTGTTTGAATACTCTATTAAATAAAGTAGAATCAGTAAAAACGTATGCTTTTTTACCATCTAAATAATGTGGGTTTTTTCTACCCTCACTTCTTGCTGCAAAACCTAAATTATTAGAATATGATAAAGGAAGGTTATGTTTAAACTGATAGAAATTAGGAATATTTACATTTTCATACTTTATATCATACAAACCAATCCATATTGATTTTTTTGCCCATTCATTTACATCAACTTCCCATGATGAATCAATATAAGGATGATGTCCAAATGATGAATCACTACCAACTGCGTTTTTTAGAATATGGTCTACTGAATTATGTAAAACATTTGAATGAATTTTATGTTTGTTATCTACCAATACTTTCATTGGTTTGTAATGCCCATGTAATATATGAATTCTTCTACAATTTTTTACAATCTTTTCAAACCTTCTTAAATCATCTCCATGCCAATGAGTTTCTATTGGAAATTCATAATCATACTCATTAAAGTTTTTTGGTTTGTTTCTGTGTATGAGAAGTACAGGTTTAACTTTTAACTTTGGTGCTATTTCTTCTAACCAAATATTAACCCATGTATCAGTTCCGGCGTTTACCCAAGGTCCTCCACCAGTTGTATAATAAACATCATACATATTTTATTTTTTTACTATTATTTTTCCTGCAAAGTTTGCTGAGAAAGAAATTGTGATTGCATTTATTGAAGTTGATTCTACATCTATTGGTAATTCCATCGTATTATTTGATGTATTCCAAGCTTGTACAAATGGATAACTCTCATTTAAGTTATGAGTTATACTATAAAAAGAGGCACCACTTACATCTTCTCTATATGAAGTAAGTTCTTGTATTTTATCACTCAAACCACTAATATTATCTGCAGAGGTTGAACCACTTACAACGTGTCCACCTTTTGCTACAACAACATGACCTGAATGATTTGCTGATAAAACGACTTGTACTGTATTTGTATCAGTTAAAGATACTGTTTGTGGTATAAGTTGATTGTAACTTGTATCGTATGTAGAAACTATTACGTTGTAACTATCAAAGTTGTGTGATACGTTTATAGTTGATTGATTATCAAAAGAAGAAGTTACTGTTACAACTTGGTCAACTTGAATTCCAGTCAATCCACTACCATCACCATTTAAAGTTCCTCCACCAAATTCAAACGCAGAACCACTAAATGATAATTTTTGATTTGAAGTATTTGTTGAATTTCTTGATGATAATACTATACCTGCATTAGTTGTATTATCAGTAGCTACATGAAATCTATCACCAGTTGAATTTGCACCAATCGTTAAACTATAATTTTGACCTGAACGAGTATCAATTATATTTTGTACATCTACATTTGAAGTACCAATATATGCAGTACTCCATTTTTTAGATGAAGAACCTAAATCAAAACTTAAATTATCATTTGGAATTAATGAGGAAGATAAACTTGCTATTACATTTACCGAATCTGTTGTTGCATCTCCAATAGTTAGTTGACCTTCTAAGGTTAAATCACCTCCTATTGTAGTATTACCAGTAATGTTTAATGAAGAAGCCGATATAGCACCATCTAAATTAAACGAACCTGAAGTTTGTGAGTTTGTAGTAAGAATTTCTTGAATGGAAGGATTTCCATCATTTTTTTCAAAGAATATTCTACCATCATAGGTATTAAGTGCCAACTCTCCCAATTCCAAATTGGAAGTAGTAGGTATCTTACCTTGTACCGCAGTTCTTTTTAACTTGATTGTCTGTGCCATATTTATGACTTATCGTTTTCATTATATAATTACTCGATAAATAGAAAAATCCTTATATAAGGATTAAACCCCCCCATAAAGGAGGGTTTATATTTACCTTTATTTTAACTTAATTTACTCTTTAACTCATCAATTTGAGTTTGTTGGTCTTTGATAGCCTCGATTAGAAGTCCTACTATTTTATCGTAGTCTACTCCTTTAAATCCATTATCTCTATCTTTAACCAACTGTGGAAGTACTTTCTCAACATCTTGAGCAATAACCCCTACATTTGGTAGAGATTGTTGTAACTCATCAGCGTTATCATTCCAATCCCAAGTTACACCTTTTAATTGTTGTACTTTTTCGATTGGGTTAGAAATTACTTCGATATTATCTTTTAATCTTTCATCAGAAGATGCGTATGCTACGATATCACCAGTTGCGGATACAGATGCGAACGTTACTGCTGAATCAGTATTAACATCTTGGTCGATGAAGGAACTTCTTGTGTAAGTTGTATTTGTATCAGTTGATGCTATTGTAAAATTGTTAGCATCTGTGTGAGTTAGCGTAATATTCGAACCAGCAACTAATTTAATATCTTGAGTACCACTACCAGCTCCACCAGTTGTGTTTCTTAAAATAATATCAGCAGTACTATCTACAAAAGATAATGTAGTAGTATTTTGAGTGTTAGTATCTGTGTTAGTAGTATAAGATGGAGTACCAAATGTACCATCATGTTTTAAGAATTCTCCTGCTGAACCTTGTGCTGGTACAACACCTTCATTACCTGTTCCAATTAAAGTTCTAATATCACCTGCTGTTTGGTCTGCAGTTGCTCCATCTTCAACATTAATCATTGTTCTAAGGTTAGCTGGAGTAATTTCTTCAATATCTCCTGCTCCTGCTGAATCTCTACCTAATATTCTGTTAGTTGCCGATACATTTTGTATCTTAGCGTATGTTACTGCATCTGCTGCTAAGTGAGCACTATCAATAGAACCATCTACATAGTGTTCTGAATCGATAGAATCATCTGCAATTTTATCTCCATTTACTGAATCAGCTGCTAAATGAACGTTATCAATACTACCATCTACATATTGGTCAGAATCTACTGAATTATCACTCATGTGAGCTAAATCAATAGCTCCATCTGCGATGTGTTCTGAATTAATTTGGTCATCACCTATTTTTGCTCCAGTCACAGAATCTGCTGCTAAGTGAGCAGTATCAATAGAACCATCTACATAGTGTTCTGAATCGATTGAGTTATCAGATATGTTTGTACTATCAATTGCATCTAATCCGATATAATCGTGTGCAATTGCAGTACCTTGCCAAGTACCAGTTGCGATTGTACCTAATGTTGTAATATCACTATTACCTGCTCCTACTACGATTCTTTCTTCAGCTCCTAATAGACCTGACATCCAATAATCGTTTGTTTCGTTCCAAATTAATGAAGCGTTAGTTGAAGTTCCTCTTTCGATTGCAATACCACCATTTTGTGATGGAGTACCTGTCTCATCTGAG